TCTGGCTGGTATCCGGCTGTTATCGAAAACACAGAGCAGCGCGAATGCAATGATGGAGTATCTAAGATGATGATGGTTACTTTCGTCATCATCGACGGTCAGTTCAAAGGCCGCAAGCTGTGGACGAACCTCAATCTCTGGCATAAGTCTGAGAAGGCAACAGAGTTCGCCAAGCGCACTTTGGCAACCATCGTCCGTGCCCAAGGGAAGTCCGTAATCGGCAATTCATCCGAGCTTCACAATGTTCCCATGGGCATCAAAGTGAAGGCAGAAAAGCGCAATGACACCGGCGAGATGAATAATTCTATTGCCGCATATTGCAGTGAGCGCGATATTGCCGGAAAGGCTGGTTCTGCATCCGCACCGTTTACGGCGGCACCGTCTGCCAACAACCAGCCGTGGGCTTCAAAATAAGAGAGCATTACGGCCCCGCTTCCGAGCGGGGCCGTTTCACATACGGAGCAATCATGGATTTTAAGCCAAGGGATTACCAAAGTGAAGCGGTAGACAGCCTGTTTACCTGGTTTAACGCCAGGACTGGTAATCCGCTGCTTGTGCTGCCTACAGGAGCTGGTAAGAGTTGGGTGCAGGCGTACTTCATATATAAGGCGCTTGAAATGTATCCAACAACGCGATTCGTTGTAATGTCGCACGTAAAAGAACTTCTCGAACAGAATGCAGAGAAGATCATTGCATTGAACGGAAACAAGTCTATTGGCTTCTGCTCAGCCGGCATAGGCCAGAAGAAGTTTCACAATCAGATACTTGTTGCAGGTATTCAGACAGCGTTCAGGCACGCGGATAAGATAGGTCATGTTGACCTTTGTATGATCGACGAAACACACCTTGTAAGCGACAAATCAGAGTCGATGTACAGGACATTTCTTGAAGACCTTAAAAAGATCAATCCGCGCATGAAGGTTATAGGTCTGACCGCCACGCCATACAGGCTGTCATCAGGGATGCTTTACGGGAAAGAAGACAGTTTCTTTGACGACATATGCTATGAGCTTCCTATCTCAAGGTTAATTGAGAAGGGACATCTCACCAGGCTCTGTGGACGCAGAGGCAAGACATTCGTTGACATGTCAAACGTACATAAGCGAGGCGGCGAATTTATTGAAGGCGAATTGCAGGAAGCATTCGATGTTGATGCAATAACCATGTCAATCGTGTCTGAAATAATAAATGCGGCAGACGGTAAAATGGGTGTGCTGGTATTTTCGTCAGGCGTAGCGCATGCTGAGCATCTTGCAGAGGCGATTGCAAATGCAACTTCCGAGAGAGTAGAGGTTGTATCCGGACAAACTCCGCGCTCAGAGCGTGAGAGCATTATACGTGGGTTCAAAAACAGAGACTACAGATTCCTTATCAATTACGGAGTGCTTACGACCGGGTTTGACGCTCCCCACGTAGACCTTATAGCGCTATGCAGAGCAACAGCGTCCACAGGGCTATATGTGCAGATACTAGGGCGCGGCATGCGCCTGCATCCTGATAAGGAATCATGCCTTGTACTGGACTATGGCGGAAACATAGACAGGCACGGCCCTATTGACAAGATCAAGTCAAGAGACCCGAAAAGCTCAAATGCAGATGGTGGCGATGCTCCTATCAAGGAATGTCCGGAGTGCATGGCGCTATTGCATCTTTCTACAATGATATGCCCTGAATGCGACTATGAGTTTCCTAAGCCAGAACCTAAGCTTGCAAGTACAGCGTCAAATTCCGCGATTATGTCTGATGAGGCGATTGAATGGCATGATGTAATTGACATTGAGTATGTGCGCCACAGCAAGAATGGCAAGCCTGATTCGATGCGTGTGATATACCATATCAGCGAGTACACAAGCTTCAGCGAATGGGTATGCTTCAACCATACAGGATTTGCCAGGCGCAAGGCTGAGCAATGGTCAAGCAGTCGTGGAGAGGTTCCGCCGGCAACTGTGGACGATGCGCTTATGGTGAACTGGAAGCCGGTGAACAAGATCATGGTTGACAGCAGCGAAAAGTTCCCGCGAGTGCTCAATGTTCAGTTCGGCGAATTGCCTAAGCGCACACCTGTGCATGCAGAAGAACATGTGAATGAGTGCATCTGGAGTGATGTTGATGATTATATGAGAGAGTATGACGATGACGATATCCCATTTTAGTATGAATAATAGAGCAAATATTGAAGCTGACATCTACTGGCATAGATTAAACGGTGTCAGAGAGATTACAGGCAATGTAACAATGACTCCTGCGCAGTTCAGAAAGCAGCTTGAGCAGGCTGTCAGGTTCGGGTTCAAGCGAGGATGCGACTTCGGCTCAAAAGAAAGTCATGAATCTGAAAATCCATTTTATAATATTTTTAGAGGTCTAAATGACTAAGAAATCAGAGTACATGATCCAGGTTGAGTTTATGAACTGGTGCAGGAAGCGTGCCCTTGTCGATGAGCGCTGGAGTGTAGCGCATCACATCCCTAACGGCGGGTCTCGACGTTCAGCAAGAGAGGGAATGAAATTCAAGCTTATGGGAGTTGTGGCCGGGATACCTGATGTCTTTATTCCTATCCCGAATAATTCATTTAATGGTCTGTATATTGAGTTCAAGAATGACTCCGGAAGCGTTAGCAAGGTTCAGAAAAATGTTCATAGTGTTATCAGAGGAAACGGCTACGCTGTCGCAGTATGCAGGAGTGCCGAAGAGGCAATTAGGGTAGCAGAAGATTACATAGCAAATACAGAAGATTTCGAAGACTAAGCAAATGAATACAAGTACTAACATTGACCTACTGACAGCTATCCGTGAGCTTGGCATGCGTCAGCGTGACGTTGCAAGACTGATAGGTGTAAGCGATACAAGAGTTTCACTGTGGGTCGGTGACAAGAAAATTCGTCCACAGAAGCGCATGCGTAATGCTTTAAGGACGATTGGAATAGATGTGTATGGCGAGTAATAAAAAGCAATACAGCCACACTAAAGGCAAATATGCGTTTGCTAACCTTCCTAATTACGACCCGTGGCGCGATGCTGGAGATGAATACTACTATGATGTAGACGGAGCTGACCAGGTAATAAGATTCTTCAAGCATGAGGTGAAGTTCACTAAGGGCAAATGGAAAGGCAAGCCGTTTATCCCTTCGCCGTTTCAGGAAGATATATTGAGATGCCTGTTTGGCTTCAAGCGTGTTTCTGATAACATAAGGCGTTACCGTAAGTTATTCCTGTATATTCCGCGTAAAAACGGCAAAAGCGAGTTTATCGCCGGGATATCTAACTACATATTCTTTTGCGATGGTGAGAATGACGCTGAGATTTATGTTGGCGCGCGTGACCGCGGACAGGCAATGACATTGTACACTATGATCGAATCAATGATTCGTCAGAATCCGATGCTTGAAGAAGACGTGACTACATATCAGACGACAAAGGAGATCAAGGCCACCTGGGATAACAGTAAGATACAGGCTATCAGCTCTGACGCATTGAGCCAGCATTCTCTATCGCCGCACGTAGGCATCATTGACGAACTGCATGCACAGCCTAATGGTGACCTTGTAGGGGCGCTGCAAACAGGTATGGGTGCGCGCGAACAGCCTATACTTATACAGATAACTACGGCCGACATTGACCGCCAGTCTGTATGTAATGAAGAGCTTGAATTTGCAAAGGCAATCAGAGATGGAAAGATAGTTGATCCAAGGTATCTGCCAATTATCTATGAAACACCAAAGACATCTGATTGGGAATCTGAGGATACATGGAAGATAGCCAATCCAAACTATCCTGAAACGCCGTCGCGCGACTTTATGATTGACATGGTCAGTGGCGCTAAGTCTTCTAACCGCAAGTTATCTGAGTTCTGCAGATACAATCTCAATATGCAGACCAGCAACATTGAGGGCTGGCTTAATATGGACAGGTATCATGAATGCAAGCGTGATTATAGTGAAAGTGATCTTGTAGGACAGCGTTGCTGGGGTGCGCTTGACCTATCAACAAAAGTTGACTTGTCGTGTTACGGGCTGCTGTTTGAAAGCGGCGAGACTATTTTGCGATTCTACACATGTCAGCATGCCGTTGATATGGACAGAACAGGACGTTACCGCAATTGGGTAGATGAAGGCCTTCTAACAATCGCTGGCGAGGATCGCATTGATTATGAATACATCAAGCGTGACATGATACGCGACAGCGCCAGGTTCGATGTTCAGGAATGGGCGTTTGACCCGTGGAACGCGTCACAGACGGCCATGCAGCTTGAGCGTGAAGGCCTTCATCTGACAGAGTTCAGGCAAGGTATGGTTTCTATGAATGAACCTGCAAAAGAGTTTGAAGCACGGATAATAAGCGGTAGTATATTCTTTAATAACGAAGTGATTCACTGGATGGCGGCGAATGTGGCTGTCCAGGAGGATGAGTCAGGAAATATTAAACCTATAAAAATGAAACGGGGCAGCGTGCTGAAGGTTGACGGCATTATCGTGATGGTAATGTGTGTCGGCTTGCACATGGTCTGGCAGGAGGAACAGCGCAGTGTCTACGAAACAAGAGGACTCAGGGTCATCTAACTCGTCTTACATTAAGACGCAGCACGCATTCACATGCAAGCGTTGTGGCGGCGGCCCAATGCGCGTGAAGGCTACAATACCTATGTCAGGCATCATTGTCAGGCACAGGAAATGTATGGAATGCGGTAGATCAATGAAGACAGTTGAAGAAACATTCTAATAGTTTATTGGCGGTTTTATCGCCGTATTGAAACTCGCTGACAATCTCCTAAGTTATTTGCAAAAGGAGACGTCAGTGAGTTTTTTTTCATCAATGAAGAGGCTGTTTACTACCGGCACAACGCTTGACCTGGAGAAGATCATCGGCGACAAGTTAAATCAGCTTGACCCGAACAATGATCTTTACTACGACAATGGCAGCGGATTTATGCTTGGCAAAGGTACACCGCCTGCAGAATCGGCAATGCGCGAGGCTACTGTATTCTCATGCGTTCGCATTCTGTCTGATGGCATAGCTCAGATGGACCTTAATCTTTTCAATGAGGATGATGAAGGTAATAAGTCGCCTGCCAAAGGCAATCCGCTTTATGCACTGCTGAAGCACAAGCCGTGTACATGGATGAGCGGATACGATTACTGGAAGTGGAACATGGTCAATCTGTGCCTGCGCGGCTTCTTCCTCTCGCGCAAGGTATACAGTGATAACGGCAAGGTTGTGACGCTCATACCGTATCATCCCGACTACACAGAGTTTGAACAGCGCGCTGACGGCGGTTATCGCTTCAAGTCTGTGTCTGTAGTGAATGTAAGCAGGAAGCAGCTGCGAGCTGTAGATACAATAGAGCAGGAAGACGCCTATTACTGCATGTATGCGACGCTAGATGGCTTCACGCCTGTATCTCCAATAAAGTATGCTGCAGAATCTATCAGAGCCGCTGGAGATATGCGCAAGCACGGGCATCGCACTTTTGAGAATTTTGCGGTTCCTTCAGGCGTCCTCACTGTGCCTGAAAAGCTATCTGACCCAGCGTTCAAGAACCTGCGTGAGTCATGGAACTCAACCTACGGAAGCAAGAATGTAGGCAAGGTGGCGATCCTGGAGGAGGGCACCAAGTTTGAGCAGATGTCCATGTCTAATGAAGATTCTCAATATCTTGAAACGCGTCGCTATACACGCGAGGAAATAGCCGCCATATTCGGAGTTCCGCCTTACATGGTTGGTGATACATCTCAGGCGAAGGGCTGGTCAACACTTGAGGCACAGTCAAGCGACCTTCTAAGATGGACATTCAACCCATGGATAAAGCGCATTGAAGATGCCACGACGGTTTCATTTGTGCCACGTTCACGCTGGGGTTTAACCTATGCTCGATTCGACACCTTTGAGCTTACACGCGGAAACATTGTTGACCGCACATCGTTCTATGCAAGCGGAATCGAGCATGGTTACCTCAGCCCTAATGAAGTTCGTCATGCAGAGAACCTTAATGCACGCGATGGCGGAGATGAATACCTCACGCCTATGAACATGAACTCTACGTCAGACACAGAATCTGACGTAGAAAGAGAACCTGAAGAGCAAGAGGCTGACGATGCAGAAGAGTAAGAAAATGTGGCTTGACGGCAAGATTTTCAACCTTGGCGATAGCGGTTGCTACAAATTCGACATGGAGCACAAATGGTTCAATGTCGATAAGGGAAAAGACATTCCTGAGATCATCATTTACGATGTGATAGGTGATGCCTGGGATGGTATTACCGCAAAGCAGTTCATCAAGGAATTGAACAGCATTGATGCTGATGAACTGTTGGTTAGAATCAACTCTCCTGGCGGACTGGTATATGAAGGTTTCGCTATCTATAATGCGCTCAAGCAGTTCCCAGGAAAGGTCACTACCAGAGTAGACGCTGTTGCCGCATCTATCGCATCGGTTATCTTCATGGCCGGAGATGAGCGACAGATGCCCCCTGTGTCTGACTTGATGGTACACAAACCTTGGTCATTCATTGTCGGTGATGCAGACGACATGCGCAACGAGGCAGAGGAGCTTGACCGGGTCCAGGGCCAGCTTGAACGCATATATGCAGATGCAACAGGAATTGATGGCGCTGAAATCACAGAGATGGTCAATGCTACCACATGGTTATCAGGCGAGGAATCCTTTGATAAAGGGTTCGCAACACAACTTCTTGAAGATGCTAAGATCGCAGCTTGCGTCTTCAACCTTGACAGCCTCCCAGGCGTTCCTGAACGTCATAAGCGTATGGCGGAAGCAGCACAGAAACGCTCAGAGGAAAAAGCTCTCCGCGAGCAAGGAAGGTCGAAGCGTGACGCTAAGACCGAATTGTCCCCAACTGCGAGTCGTGATGACGGGAGCGAAGCTGCAAAACAATCGTTCATTGAAATGTTAAACAAAATTGGAGGATAATCCAATGGAAAACAAGAAACAGAATGTATCCCTTGATGGTGATGTAATGAACGCCATCACTGGTGTCCAAAATCGTATCAGCCAGCAGATTGGCGATGTTCAGAACTCCGTAAATACTCTTAGCAGCAAGGTTCAGGCAAACGCCGATGCTATGGCTTCTATGGAGCAGCGCATTGCCACCATTGACAGCGTAACGCATCGTCAGGACCTTGACCCGATGGGCGGTTACCGCAACCACGCTGACTTCCTCGGAGATGTCATGGCCGCAAACCGTGGCGAAGTCCCGGAGCGTCTGCGCCGCTTTGCTGCTGCCGGCAGTGATGAGCAGTCCACGTTCAGCAATCCTGACGGCGGCTTCCTCATCCCTGAGGGCATGCTTGACGGTCTGCTGACCACCGACCCGTTTGCCATCCAGGCTGACACCGGTCTGTCTACCCGCCGCGTGCCGATGTCTAACCAGGTTGTTCATGTCAACGCCCGCGTTGACAAGGATCACAGCGACTCTGTCACCGGTGGCTTCCGTGTCTATCGTCGTGCCGAGGCCAACTCCGTTGCTGCAAGCCGCAGCTCCTACGAGCAGATCAAGCTTTCCGCTGAAGCCCTCACCGGCCTGGCCTATGCCACCGACGAGCTGCTGATGGCTAGCCCGGTCAGCTTTGCCAGCCTCATTTCCGCCGGCTTTGAGACTGAGTACCGCAGCCGTCTGAATGGCGAGCGTATCCGTGGCACCGGCGCCGGTGAATATCTCGGTATTCTGAACAGCCCGGCTCTGATTACCGTTGCCAAGGAAGATGCTCAGGGCGCTGACACCCTGCTTGGCGAGAACGTAGTAAAGATGCGCCAGCG